CAAAAGGTGCTGATCTTCACGTACTGATACCTGAACTGGTTGCCGATCCAGTCCAAGTATCAAGATTGAGCGCTAAGGGTGTTTGGCATAAGTCAAACAACGCACTCATTGATACCTTTCGTCTCATTGGGTATGAGTTCGATTCCATTCTTTGTCCTTCTCCTCCGAGTACTTCTGTACCAGAGGTAATGTCAATCCTCAAGTCCTGGACGGCCTATTGGCTTCCCTGGTTCCTTGGCGATGACACCCCTCCACAGAGGTTCAATCCCTTGTCGTTATGTTCTGCCTCCTTTAGGAGGTATATTTTGAACAGAAAGACAGGGGATGGGAAGAGGAGAAAGATAAAGATTGGAGCCTTGCTCCTTTACTCTAAGAGACTATTTCCGTCTTTCACAGGTGAGATGGTGAGGGAGAAGGTTAAGGAATTTGGTCAAGCTGTCAGTAGGGTTTCACCCCCCCTTCCTTACAAGAAGAGGATGTATAAGTCGATTGACATGTCTATCTCTGAATTCCTTGACGGTAGCCGTATGGTAGCGGATTATTCTAAGCCATTCGCTCCAAGCACTTCAGCATGTTATGAAAGATCGCGAGCAGAAGGTGGGCTTCAATCGTTTGTTGCAGAAGAGATTCTCCAAGAAACGATTGATTCTCGATTTTTCTACGATGATCTTAAGAACATATTTGAAATGCCGGGAGAGACTCTTAGCTTCTCCACCCCCGCTGGCCTGTGGAATGAATTCCTGGATATCATGTTCCGTCGAGCAATCTCTGAGACGGTTAAGTCCGATGGTTCAGACTGGGATCGGTTACCCGTTCAGGCAACCGGCCTCACTGAACCTCTCAAGGTTCGAATTGTGACCAAATCTAAATGGTTCTTACAGCTCTTAACTCCAATTCAAAAGGCATGGCATGGTGCCATGCGCTCTTCTCCAATTTACCAGCTAATTGGTGGGTCCCCTGTCGAGGACGCACTTATTGGTCTAGAATTGAAGAAGAAGGAGAAGGTTGTCAGTGGCGACTATTCTGCCGCCACCGATAACATCTTCCTTGAATATACGGAGTATGCTGCTCGGGCCATGTTAGATCAGACCGATTTCTCTTTCCTAGATCCAGTTTTGGTACAATATGTACCCTGGATCAAGGAACTGGTAATCAAGTCACTGGTCCACTCTCAACTTGAGTTAAAGGGACAGTCTCCCGTGGAAATTACTCGAGGGCAGATGATGGGACACATCCTTTCTTTCCCATTACTATGTCTGATCAATAGATCAGCCAGCTGTATGGCTATTCCCCGTCAGCGATTCATGCGCATCAATGGAGACGATGTTCTCTTTCCTGCTAA